GAGTCAGTTCTAAGTATTTTTACTTTATCGTCGGTTGGATTTATAATTTGGTCAGCAGATAAATACCTTTTTTTAAGCTTGGTTATAAAATCTATCTGGATTTCATTATTATATTCTCCCTCTTTTATTTCTCCCTCTTTTCTTTCTCCCTCTTTTCTTTCTCCGATAATCTGCTGCAACATATATAAATTGACGATATTATAATTTAATTAGTTTTACATTCAATTGATTACTAAAATGTTTAACTAAGCTATCATTTTTATAATCTTCTAAATATTTAATTTCGTTTATTCCTGCTGCTAATAAAAGACGCGTGCAAATAATACAAGGATAGTGAGTTACATATGCGGTTGAATCTCTACAACTTACCCCTCTTTTAGCACAATCACAAATAGCATTTTGTTCCGCATGAACCGTAGCTTGTTCGTGGTTGTTTTTAACAATAGATTCGTGAGGTGCTCCAGGTAAATGACCGTTATAACCTTGACTAATAATTCTATTATCTTTTACAAGCAAACACCCAACATGTAATCTTTCGCAAGAAGACCTTTCCGCGGTAACTTGAACTATTTTAGAGAAATATTCATCCCAGTTTAATCTTTTTGTTGTCATTTATTAAAAATATTAATTTAAGTTTAAATTAATTTCTCTCCAGTTATAATTTTTTATTTGTAAATTATATATGAATCTTATAGAACAACTGGAAAAATTTTCTCATATAACCGAATCCTTTGATACAATTTTAAAAGCTACACTTTTGTTAATTTTATCTGTATGTGGTAATTTTTTGGCAGAAACTTTGGGTTGTCAAAGTCAAAAAGTTTTAGAGAACATGTTTGTGAAACATTTATTACTTTTCTTTATGATTTACTTTACAATAAATTTTACACAGACCGGTATTGTTGTGAATCCAATTATTAATGTATTTAAAGCGTTTATAGTATGGATAATGTATCATTTTTTTACACATATGGATTTGGTTCCTACAATTATTGTTGGATTATTATTAATGATTTTATTTTTTATTTCAAATTACAGAACCTATATTAATGAAAGCACTAGTGTAAAAAAAGAAAAGGGAGAAAAAGTTGATAACGCGTTAAAATTTACACAAAAGATTTTATGGATTATTTTAGTCATAACAATATTAGTAGGAAGTTATCTTTATTATTTTGAAAAGAAGAAGGAGTATGGTTATAAATTTAAACCATTAAAATTTATATTTGGTGTCAAGAAATGCAAAGGTAATACAACAAAGGGTATTTTTTTCTAATATATAAAATATTATTAATTTATATATGACAAAAGTTCCTCAAAGATATGTACCCCAAAAATTATCAAAAAAAGATAAGAAAAAGCAAAAAAAGGAACTAAAAAAATCAAGAAAAGCCTATAAAAAAGGTAAATATTATACAAGAAAAAAAGTAAAATCATTTAAATCAAAGGTATCTCCACATATACTTAAGGCGCGTAAAATGTATAAGATAGATAAAATTCGTCCATCAAGAAAATTAGCAAAGGCGTCTAAGTGTAAATTAAAAGGATTAAAGAAAATGTTCCAAAAGGGACAGGGCGCATATTTTTCAAGTGGTAGTAGGCCAAATCAAACAGGTCATTCTTGGGGATATGCTAGAATGGCTAGTGCTATTACAGGGGGTAAAGCATCTGCTGTCGATTTCAAAATTATAGAAGAAAACTGTAAAAAGAATAGCAGAGCTTATAAATTAGCTAAGAAAGCAAGAAAAACTTATAAAAAAGGAATGAAAAGAGTCAAACAAGTAAAAATAGGAGGAAAATGGACAAAAAAAATTAATATTGTTGTCGATCGACCATGATCAAAGACATAGTAAATAAATATATCTTACACTAAATAACATATATAGATTGTAAATATAGTTTGTAAATATAGTTTGTAAATATAGTGTATAATATTCATAGGTCATTTGTTGTACATATTAAGTCTTTTTTTAGAGGAATATATTCAATTCCTCCGAAAAGCGCAGCTTCTTCACTAAATGATGATTTCCATGTTCCATAAATTTTTGTACATTTAGATAACGATAAAAATTCTAAAAAATCTATATCATTTACATCGTCAATGATATTAAATTTTGGAATAAGCACGTTTTTTAGATTTTTTCGGATTTCTCGTTCGAATATTTTATCATCACTGCAAAAATATATTTTACTATTTATATTTTCTATCCATTTAATTATTAATTTGTCATCTATTTGTGTTTCTGGAAAATATATATTAAAGTCTCCTTTTCTAATATGTATCCCAATTATATTTTCATCCATCATATTTATTTCATTAAGAAATTTATTTTTTGGTATAAAATATGTTTTATATATTCTATTTTTATCATTTTTTGTCATTTTTAAATTATTTATGTGTGATGATTCTATTAAAAAATTTTGTGAATTATCCATTTTATCATTTACTAAATCTAGATTTAGTAAAACGGATGTTTTAAGAAGTTTTTGTCCATAAGATTGAAATTGATACCAACCCCAGCCGGGTAACCATTCAGAATATACATTATTCACATTATTTATCATGTTTTTATAATCACACCGTTTAATGTTTTCTTCAAAATAATATTCAAATGATTTATTATGAATATTTTGAATATTATTATTTGCACAATGATATGGTGTCCCTAACCATAAATGTTCAATATTCATTTCTAATTTTTCAGCTAAATAAACAGCTGAAACCATAGTTCGCAATCTATTGCAAAAACCAGCATTTGGGGCAACTATTAATGTTTTTTTTAAGTTCATATAAATATATAATTATAAATATTTTGTTTATATATCGCATATATACTCTTCAAATACGTGAAAACTATGTAGATGTATTATTAAATATTTATTGTAATTGAATTGCTTATCTTTTGAGTGATTCCTGACAAAATTGTATTAATCACATTCTTTAAAGCAACGTTTTGAAATTAAAATGTATAGAAAAGATATAATAAAAAAAGCTATAGAAAAAACAACCCACGCAATACACTTAAAGATTTTGAAGGGCTATCGCGGACAACGGAAGAGGACAACAAGCGTCCCAAGAGAGACCGATAGACTTGCGCATCAAGAAACACAGCTAACAGAGGAGCAACCGAAATTACCCAGTAACAGAAAGAAGTGCCTGCACACGACCGAAATAATCATGTAAATGAAAATTATTAATTACATTAATTAAGTTATAATTAACAATATGAGTGAAAACAATTCAATCTTGGATTGTTTAAATACAATTCTACGAAACATAATCGTTTTGATACAAAATATAATTTATTGATATACATTATATAATGATACGTTCAATTATCACAAATAATTGTTATGGTACCCAGTATTACACCGATGAAAATTATGAATATAAAACTCCATTTATTGGTTTATTCCTATTTGCACCTTGTTACATAAACTTTTTAGAAAATTATAATAATTATATTAATAAAAAATTATTACAAATAAACAAAAGCAAGTATGGCGATTTTAACTATCCTATAGGGAAAATCGGTACTTCCGAAATTCATTTTCTCCATGAGAAGGATTTTGCAGAGGCAAAATCAAAATGGGATAGAAGAAAAAAAAGATTAGATGAATTTACAAAATGTATAATAAAAATGTGTGATAGAGATGTATTTGATGAAACTATACTTCAACGTTTTTTAAATTTGGATCACCCTCGTAAAATATTATTAATTTCTAAAAAATGGAACGATAGTAGGTATAAAATTACAGATGGTATTAAAATAGTGAAAACAGAATATCAGAATGAATGTTCAAGTGGATATCAGTTATACAGAAAGTATCCACTTTTACAGTATCTAAAAGATTCTAATGAGAAAAAATGAGTTGTGATGTTGTTTTGACAAGTATCTTTAATTTCAACGGTTCTGAGTCATTATATATTATAAGGGGTAAATGTCCGATGGTTAAAACAAGGCTACCAATAACTGTATCCAAATGTATAATTAGTAATAATATTATTTTTCCATATTCCTATTTCTTCCAAATAACCCCCACTATCATAACTAAATATACAACCTTTCCATCCACATATATTTCCATGAGTATCTATTTTATATTTTTTGTTATTTATTGTTATATCTTCCATAACCGATTCATTATATTCGCCACGACATAAACGAAATAACGGACCACATATTCTTGATGGATATCCATTTATATTTCCATGTTTATCTACTTGTGACATGTTTATTTTTGTTTATTTTTGTTTATTTTTGTTTATTTGTTATTAAATATTGGTTAATTATATTCAATTTTATTATACTTTTATACCAAAAATTTAAATCTATAATTATATTAATGAAAACAAGGAAAAGGCAAAGTAATAAGAACAATAAAACAAAAAAAAATAATAAGAAACATAAAAAGATAAAACCAAAAAGAGTAAATGGAGAGATTTTCTTTAAAGACCATCCTGAATTTCGTCCAAATTTATCTCCAAAACAAATATTTAAAATGGGTAGTTTTGGAGGAACATATTGGAGACCTATCAAGTCAAAATTTTTCAAAGAAACTCTTAAAAATAAACATAAAAAATATCCAAAATCCTGGTGGAAAACTATACCAGAAGAACATTTAACAACCCCATTTGATAAATATGATATAAAAATCAATAAATATGGTAAAAAAGTGGGGACAACTTTACAATTTTGGCAAGATAAAGGTTGGATAGATAAACAAGATCCATATGGATGGGTTCAATGGTATTGTGAATTTTATTTAGGTAGAAGAAGTAACGATGACAAGCGACAAATTAGTAGATTTAATAAATTAACAGGTCCAAAAGGAAGATTTAGAAAATGGTTAGTTACTCAAATCTTAAAAAAAGGCACTACAAAAGATTGGGATAATTATACCATTAGTCCGGCTATAAGACAAACATTACAACATTGGGGATATAAATTAAAAAAAAAAGATTTTGACAAAGAAGTTAAACAAAGAAAATAATAAATTACTACAATATATGCAAAATTTACCAATAGAAATGAATTATGAAATAGGAAAATATTTATTTTCTTGTAAAAAATATCCTCTGTATATTAACAAAGAATTTACAGATATATTTAAATATGTAACCAGAAAATGTACATTAATAAAAAACCCAATGTTCAAAAATAAAACAATATGTTGTCGCTGTGATGGAAGGCATGTGACCGGACACGAAGAAGGATGGAGGGTGATGGAAGGCATGGGAGCGGACACGAAGAAGGATGGAGGGAATACAAATATTATGAATAATTTATTAACAGGATAAAGTCTTGCTATATGTATATGGAGACAATTCAAAAAAGATTTTTGGCATTTTTGCTTTTATGCATACCTGTTAGAATAGCCTTTGTTTTTATAGCAACTATAATAGATAAAAAATATTTACCCTATTTAGGTTATCTAGCTATCTTACCCGCGTTAGGATTTGCTTATATATTTATATTTGGAAAACGTAAAACAGGAGGAGAAACATTCGGACAAAAAATTTGGTGGAATAATTTGCGTCCAATACATTCTATACTTTACTTTATATTTGCTTATCTAGCAATTAATAAAAGTAATAAATCTTATGTCCCTTTGTTGTTAGATGTACTTATAGGATTTTTTTCATTTATTCTTTACCATTATAGAGTTGGTTCATTTAAAAAATTGATATAATTTAATAACTTAAATTTGTTATTAAATTATGAAATAATGGGGTGTTTTGGTAAAACTCAAGACGAATGTCCGATTTGTTTACAACAAAAAAAATTAGAAATACAATGTAAAATATGTACGAATACTAAAATTTGTAAAAAATGCAATCTTGATTTATGTGAAAAAGGGTTATGTGGGAAATGTCCTGTCTGTAGACAACCAAATTGGAAAAAACACAAGAGTTCTCAAATTATACCTATATCAAAGATAAACCTGTTACCAAAAGAAAACAAAGTTATTACCGATATTATATTAACAAACCAAGATAATTGCACTAAATGTAAATATATGTTATTAAATCTGGTTGCTTGTATATCGCTGAGTTTGTTAATATATTCTATAGGTATGTTTACGTTGCTTATATTCACGACAAAGGAAGATTGGGACAGTTATTCTGCTTTATATTGGTTATCCCCTGTAATAGGATTAGTATGGTTATTACTTATTTGGAGTCCTTGTTGTTGTGGAAAGCATTTAAATAAAATATTTTGTAAAAAAAATAGATAATATATTTACACTATTATCAATGTGTTGCGTAAATAGAACATATTAACCTTTTTTTTCTTTCTTTCTCTCCACACTTGTATAAATAATCTTTAAATTTAGTATTACATAAATCAGAACCTTTGGAAAAAGCAGAAGCACCTTTATATTTGTTTCTACAATCTAACCATTTATCTCTCATTTTTTCACAATTATTTTTTTTTGAATGTGGTTTTAGTGGATTCATATTTATATTATAAATTAAATATTATATAAATATTCAATTTATTAATGTTGTTTTGCGTTTAGTTTTGCGAGTTTACTAAATTATAAATCATCTGTTAAGTTAATAAAAGGAAATAAATTTTTATCGGTTTTTACTTTTTCATATAACTTTGAATATATATTAGCTAGTTCAGTTAATTCTATCTGTGTATCGACGTGATACGACCTGATAGATGATTTTCCATCTAATCTAGATTGTTTATCTTTATATTGGTGTAATTGAGATGAAATATAATACACATCCTTTGTTTTTTGTTCTCTATATAAAGTTTCAGTTAAAATATTACCGGATGCGCTGATTGTTGTATTTCCAGATGCATCAACAATTTCCTTATTATAAGAAGTAGCATTTGGGTTTCCACTTACATCTTCTCGTGAGACATCTACATAATATTTAATACCTTGGTGTTTCCTTATACGTATCTCGTTATGTGCAAAAGAAGCATAAGTTTGATTCGATGTGAATCCTCGTGAATCTTCAAAAACATCATCAATAATAATTCCCATTATATAATTAGTTAATATAAAATCTTTAAATAATTAATTATTTAAATTAATAATTAATTATTTTTTTCTTTTTGTTTTTCTTTTTTTTCTACCACCAAATCCTAATCTACTTAAAATACCCTTTTTAGTTTTTCTTTTCTTTTTAGTTTTCCTCTTTTTCTTTTTATTACTGTTTTTAACCTTGTTTTTATATTTTTCAGCAGGGACATATCGTAAAAAATACCATTCATAATCTTTTGTATTTCTTTTATTTTTTAATTCTCTATATTTTTCTGCTTTTTTTTCACGCATTTTTTCTTTTGTTGCTTGGACGCCATAACAATCAGGACTAAATCTCCGTAATAACCCCTTTTGTCGTAATCTATTTTTTTGTTGTACCTTGAAAAGAAATTTACTCATACATAAAATACGATTGATGTCATAATATGGTCTATTTACATATATAAATGCTAAATAAAAACTTAACATAGTATCTAATGTGGCAACTCTTAATTTATTTGGACCTATATTTATAACATTATAACTATGACATGCTAACGGTTCATATATAAACGCAACTGTTTCAACACCAACAGAAACTTCATAATGAGGGGCAATAATTTCCCCAACGCCCGGTTTTTTTTTAATGCTTACCTTTTTAAGATTTAAATCGTCAAGTCTTTCTTTTAATATTCTTGAGGCTGTTTCGGGATCATCAGATAAAACATCAAAATCTGGAATTTTGGGTATTTTTTTTCTTTTCAAATATTCAAGATTTCTTAAATACATTCTATTAGCATATGCCCCAAAAAATACACAACCTTGACCCATTAATACATCCCGTACAGTATGAAAAATCTGTTCTTCTATATCCACCAATAATTCTTCTTCATCACTATAATCGTCAATAGGTTTTTTACCCCCAGACATCAAAGTTTTACTACCGTATTGAAATAATCTTTGGATATCTTCTACCTTACAGTTTTGACCCTTCATAGGGTAATGTTTATTTAATAATGTCAATCTTTTTAATACTTTCTCCCATCTACTAACATCACCGTCTGGACGACTTAATTCTAAATACATCGCCATTCTTAAATAATCTGGAGGACAATAAAAAATATTAGCAACCTGTATCGATTTTTTATGAATATTTTTATATAATTCAGGGACTAAATATGTAATATCAGCTATAGGTATAAAATTTACAAAAACTTTAAATGTTCCTCCGTGCATACCCGCTTTTGCTTCTACTTCTTCATATCCTTTTTTATAATAGATATCCGCTAATTTTTTAGCATCTTTTAACGGTTCAGGAGAAAAAAAATCATAATCTGGTAATTCAGTAGCTTTATCATAAAATTGGTCTTGTAAAGGCAAAATATTATTAATGGCTGTCCCCCCGTAACATATTCTTTTGTTTACTTTTAAAAAATCTTCTACGATTCTAATAATATCCTTGACATCGGGATTATTGATTTTTTTCTTTCCTGATTTTTTTTCCATTCTATCCACAGCAGAACGCAACACTGCCAATTCACATTCTTCAAATGTCATTTTTTTATCACAAACCATACTTAATATATAGTGTTATTAAAATATATTGAGTAGTAAATTATAATGGTGTTAAATTTATAATGAAGGTTTGTAAGCACCTCCAAGCATAGAAGTTTGTCTTGGTCCATAAGAAAGTTTGGGATCTTGTTTCTTTGGCGGAGCAATCTTTTTCTCCCAATATCTCAGATGATCTGGTTTTAATCTAAATGAAGCCCCTTTTTTATTAAAGAAATTTATATAGTAGGACATTTGTTCGTCCATAACTGAATAATTCATCATTACAAATTGACAACCATAACTATGATGAATAGGAGCGGGTGAGTTTGATGATATTTTTGTAAAATCGGGCATAGTTATGCCTAAAAACTTTTTATTTTCCTCTTTTATTGATTCCGGATCATATGCTTGGACTATATCTATATTTTTATAAACTTGGACGAATGGTAACCCTGTACCATCACTTCCTTTACCTGACATATTAACATACTCTTCAAATTCTGTTTGTCTATAATTATTTGTAGGGTCTTGAATTAATATAATTACTTTTCTTTTTAATTTTAATAATGGAATATTTGGTATTACATCTCTGCCAGACGTGTTATGCTTTCCATTATGACTATATTTTGGTCCTAAAAATTTGCCAGAAAAAGTTTTGGATATAGCATTTGCCATTATAGGATAAATATTGCGATTATTTGTCTTAATTCTAAAACTTAAAAATAGAGGATCATCGGGATTAGGACATTGTGATCCGTTAAATGCTAACATTCTAACATAACTCATAGCTTTTTTAAAAGGAATACTATTGTAAGTCCCCTTTAAACAATATTTGCCGTTTGTATTTGGCCCTGAACCAGCTGCTACAACTGGGGAGCCATTTACAGAATATATTTCAAAATCTAATAATCTAGCACCCTGTTTAATTACTGTTTTTAAGGGTATCATATCTACAAAATCTTTTTCAACATTACCACCACAACAAGAATTATAACTTGATGCCACGTAATAATCTCTTAATAAATGTTTATGATTAGGATTCCCTACCGCAATTCCTCCTATTTTTGTACCACCAAGCCTACTATAATCATCTAACATTCTTTCATTATTTGCGGATTTTAAACCTAACTTACCCCTTATATAAAGACTTAATAACCATATTAAAAATACTATAACTAAACATAAGTAAATAACACCCCATTTATTTTTGTTTTTTAAAATATTCATAAAATTTTGTTTTGCTTCATCGACTGTATTATTTACTCCTTCCATCGTTGAATTTGCCATACTACCTGCTTTATCCATTATGTGTATATATATATATCTTAATACTATAATAAATTTTAAAACGCTAAATTATAATTATATTTTTTTATTTAAAATAATTATATTATTATATATCAATATGACTGGAGGATTAATGAATTTAGTAGCATATGGAAGTGAAAATTTACTGTTTAATGGAAATCCTAAAAAAACATTTTTTAAAGCTACTTATCAAAAATATAGTAATTTTGGGCTTCAAAGATTCAGAATAGATTACGAAGGAACTAAAAGTTTAAATTTAAAAACAAATACCATATTGGATTTTAAAATACCACGCTATGCGGAAATGTTACACGATACATATCTTGTAATTAACTTACCAAATATATATAGCCCCTTTTATAATTATGATACAGAAACATCACCGCCTGATAAGAACGGTCATGAGTTTGCTCCATATGAATTTAAATGGATAGAAGAATTAGGAACAAATATGATTGAAGAAATTAACATATACAGCGGTGGAACCACATTAGCAAAATATAGCGGAGAATATTTGAACTGTTTAAAAGAAAGAGATTTTGACACAACAAAAAAAAATTTATGGAATAGAATGACTGGAAATATTAAAGAAATAAATGATCCAGATAATTCACATGGTAACATTAATACTTATCCAAATACACAACACACAGATGACTCGTTAGACCCAGAACCATCTATAAGAGGTAGACAATTATTTATACCAATTGACGCTTTTTTTTGCGATTCAAGTAAAATGGCATTACCACTGGTAGCATTACAATATCAAGAAATAAGTATAAGGATTGAACTAAAACCTGTTATGGATTTGTACACAATAAATAATGTTGAAGAAACGCCATCCAATAATGGATTATCATATAGAATGAGACCAAATAAAAATATTTTGCACCACGAAATGTGGCGATTTTTACAAGCCCCTAAAGATGAAAAAGCCACTACTAGTAAGTATAATCAAAATATTATAGATTGGAATGCCGATATTCATTTGATGGGTACATATATATTTTTAGGACAGGCTGAAAGAAGGATTTTCGCAGCACAAGAACACAAAATACTAATTAAACAAGTATATGAATATAATTTTTTAGATGTAAATGGTAGTAGAATTGTAGAGATTGAAAGTAAAGACATGGTTAATAATTATATGTGGAGATTTCGTAGAAGTGATGCGTATTTAAGAAATGAATGGTCTAATTATACAAATTGGCCTTATCAAAATATTATACCTCAATCATTACAGGTATTTAATATGCTTCCTAATCCAGCAAATCATTTTATTACTGGAAATATCGGTAATTCAACAAACAATTACCCTATTAATTTAAAAGAAATTATGATAGATTTAGGTATAACTATGGATGGAGTTTATAGGGAAAAAGTATTACCTTCTGGAGTTTATGAATATATGGAAAAATATATGAGAACTACTGGTGGAGCAAAAGATGGGTTATATGTATATAATTTTTGTTTGGATAGCAATAAAAGAACATATCAACCAAGTGGTGCTATGAATGTTAATAAATTTAAGAAGGTTTTTTTTGAGTTTAATACAATTGACGCTCCGTTAGATATTAGTGGTAGTAATATTGAATATATTTGTGATTTAAATGGAAATGCTATTGGTTTTAGAAAATCTGTAGCACAATTAAATGAATATAGTTATGATTTGAAAATATTTGAAGAACGCTATAACATTATGATGATTCAAGGAGGTAGGGTGGGACTAATGAACGCAAGGTAAGTTCATATAATTTTTAAACATTATATGAACAGAAAAATGTGGTGATGGAGAATGTTTAAAGTTAAATGTCCAAATTATAATGTAAAAATTGTATACCTCAAAGAGAGATTGTTGGGTCATTGTGCTTTTTGTGAAGTTTTTCTTGAAAAACCCAAATAGACCTATGACTAGACCTTGTACAAGATAATATATGATAACGTAGATTTACAACTTATGAAATTTAGAGAACACATTTTTTAATATATTTATTATTATATATATATATTAATGTCTAGTGCTGCTGGAAAAAGAACAAACTGGAATAATGAGATAATTCGCGCTATAACAAGGGGTGATGCACTTTTTGTCACATCACATGGAGGACCATTATCTATTAGTTTTGATACCGCAGAACAACCAATTATTGGGGTGGTGCCTAACAATATTTTATTAATTTTTCATACTCCTATGCAAGCAGTTATTCAATCTAATACAGTACAAGATACAGAAAATATGAGATTTTATTCTCAACGAAATTTCTTTAAAACAGGTATGCAACCGGGTTCATCTATTACCGGAGGACCTGAAAATTGCTATGGAACTGATAGATATGTCACTCCAAGTATAACTACTCCCGTTATATCACAAGATGAAATAGACGAGGAGGAAGCTGTTAGAAAAGCCGAAGATAAAAAGGAATCTGAGGACGAAGAAGAGGACGAAGAAGAGGACGAAGAAGAGGACGAAGAAGAGGACGAAGAAGAGCAATATATTTTACAAATAGCTAGGTTGAGATTAAATGCAATGGAGCCTGATAGCGAAAAAAATTGTCCTCGGAAAAATCTATTTTTAAAAACAGAAGAAATTAGCAACGGAGAAGGAAATGAAGATAGTGAAATGGATGTTAGTGATGACGATGATAGCGATGATGACGATGATGACGATGATGACGATGATGACGATGATTACGAACAAGATTATAAAAAGTTTATAAAGAGAGGTACTACTAATACGTCGGACTCTGGATTCGAGTTATTAAATCATATACAAGTATTTTTACCAGGAGACAAGTATTATAATCAAAACCAAGCATTTGATGAAGAATCTATGGATTTTGATGCGTATCTTATACCTCCGCCTAGACAAGACTATCGTGTTCCAGATGGAACATCAACTGCCAAGACTGAACAAGAATTACGTATACAGTTTATGAATGAAACTATACCTTACCCACTTGTTCAATATGAAGGAGACGATATTAAAATTACATATCAAAAACGAAACGGAGAAACAGGGTTAAGAAATATTTATCATGCGGGTGCTAGAAGGCATCCATATTTTAATAGAAAAATGTTTGGATTTTCACATATGAATTATAATAAAACTCCTCCTAGTAAAGATAACGGTAACCCATTAGCAGGAAAATCGATAAGAGAAGGAGGACTTACCGCATTACCCAGGACAACCGATCAAATGTTAAATTTTCTTTCACGAAAACATAGGGATTCTGGAACCAACGGGTTATTGATGGTTGTTTTCAATTCTTGTAGTCCTTCAAAGGAAATATCAACTTATCTTAAAACAGAATTAGATAATTTAACCGGCAAAGAAGATATATTATCAAGAAGGAGAAAGTCACAAATAGACAAAATGATAGAGAATATAAAATATAGAAATATTTGTTATTGGAAGGGTAGAAGTAATTTTTCTAATATAAGAGGTACTATTCCATGGATAACTCGCTCAAAACTATCTACAGATTATCCAACTACTGCGGTTGTTCTTCCAAACCCATTATTACCCCATTGGGAAAGTGGTAATGCACAATTTACAAGAATAGATAAAGAAGATAGATATTATACTCATGTATTTATTGGTAAATTAATAGCGATGGAAAGAGAACATAGACTAAAAGAGCTAGAAAAAGGAAACCCAAACCCACAATCTTTATATTTTTCTACACCTGAATTATTCTTTGCTTTATTTACTGTTGCATCTTGTGATAGAAGAGGAACTATAATGATACATTTGCGTAATGCATTAGGTGGATTATTTGATGTTAATTGGTGGAATTATCATGTAAATCAGTGGCAACAATTCGCAAGGATACAATTTGCTCCAATATGGTCTGGAGGATCAAAAAAGAAAAGAAAGAGAAAAACTAGAAAGAGAAGAAAAATTCGCCGAAAAAAACGCACTAGAAGACGTAAAAGATAAAATTGAATTCATATAAATACTTAATTATATGAATTAACTCACAATGGAAATCTGTAGATGTTTAAATGACATTATCACGGAAGTGGAAAAACGAACAAATCTTATTGTAAGAGGAAGAACCTGTCACGGAACTCTCGTCTTAATTGATTTATATAAATTAAAATATAATCCAAGATTGGAGGGCGCAGAAGTATTTAAAATGTTATTTGGAATTAGCGATAATAACCACTTTGGTAAATTTCCTATGGGAAAAGACGAAGAAGGTTGTATTACAATAATTAGAGATTTACAAATAAATTCAAGACAATGGTATATATTTACTATATTCTTAGATACAGGAAGTGTCCCAGGATATGATGATTATAAATTAGGAAAAGAATACAAATTTCATGAAGTGTCGAATAACATACAATCATTACAAGAAATTTGTTGTAAATTTGGAGGAGTTCCTTCCTTTGATGTATTTCGTGAAAACTTTTATAAGGAAGAAGAGGAAAAACAAAAAAATATCGCGTCTACACCTGAAAATGATAAAAATGGTAAATACCAATGGAGAAGAGTAAGAACTGAAGCAGCTCATTGTATTCATCCAGATGAAAATAATGGTTGGAGTTGCACATCTATCAGTGTTGTAGAAGAAGGGGTACATTTTATTGGTTACCATAATTATCGTAGAAATTGGGATTGGAACAAAGAAGTTCTTGATTATACATCAGATGATCCACTTGAAAATACTATTGGACCAAATGATGAACTTCCTCCCTGGGATTTACCTTAAATATCTAGTGTTATTTCTTGACTATTTTCAAGTCTAACAGGTATTAAACTTTTTATTTTTTCATAATCTATCGTTTCATTTAATAATAAATCCTTTGCTATAGATTCTACATATCTTTTATGTTTGGTTAATAATTTAATAGTTTGTTTTTCAATATCTTCAACAATATCTTTACATTTTACCATTATATTACTGGTAAGTTGTTTTATTGATGAAAATAAAAAATTATTTAGTCTTATGATAGCGTTCTATTACTGTGAAAAATATTTATCAGAACTTTGAATTTACTAAATTAGCCCAATATTCAAACTTTAATTTATCATAATTAAATTTTTTATTAGGATATTCTAATAAATAATTTTCTAATAATTTTTCATTTATATCTTCCCAATTATCTACTAATAATATAGGCAAATCTTCATAAATAATATCTAAAAATGATTTTTTCATAATAACTATACATCCTAAAGATAATGCTTCAAAAGTCCTAATACAGTCAAATCCATGTCCAAATGGACTCACTACAAATATATATTCACTCATTAATTTCCATGAATCGGTTCTTTTTAGTCGTTGAGTTTGATAAAAAGTAATATTTTTTGGTAAAATATTTAATAATTTTCTTCTACTACCACCATGTCTTTCATCACCAAAATTAAAATGAAAATTACAAAATATTTTTGGTATTCTATTTAAAAGTGGTTTATAGTTATTAACAATATGTATTAAACTATTATTTTGATCAGAAACATTTTGAATACCTTCACCAAACCATGGTTGTTTTAATAATGTCCAATAATTTAATCCATATGGTATACTTGTAAAATAGTTATCATTAGGAATTGTTTTATTTATAGAAAACCAATGTTTAAAATGTTTATTCGATTTAATTTTATTCATAAATTCATAGTCAATTTCCAATGGAAGTTGTGTATCCTCCATTGCAGATATTAAAATCCAAGGTTTATTTACTTTATCCATGAAAGGAATTAATTTATTTAAATAACCCATACAATGAATACCGTATACAATAATTTTATCTTTAGTATTTAAATCATCCATATTGTAATTACAATCATGATACGGAGTTAAATTAACATCAGCTATTTCTGAAAATAATATAGGAGAGTAATACATTTAAAATATAAATGCTTAAATATTTAAGTATTTATAATAATTATAAATGTCTAAAAAAATAATAATTTCACAACCATGGGGTGGTCTAGGTGATAATTTACAGTATTCAACCTTGCCAGAATTATTTAGTAAAAAAGGTTACGATGTCTATATATCAAATAACAATAAAGTAAGAAATAATGAAATATTTGACTTAATATGGAAGATGAATCCATATATAACCCGTTGAAGATTTTAAATGTCGTATTAAATGTAGGATAAAATCGTGAAAAAAATATCTAATTATAGTATACTAATATGAACGATTTAATAACATATGTTATTCATTACACTCCTCTCAAAGAAAGAAAACAATTTTTGTTAAATGAATTTAACAAACACTCTTTAATTTATCATTTCATAGAAGATTATGATCGAGAAAAATTATCAGATGAAGATTTGAAAATTTTCAATACTGATAAAGTGAAATTATCAATGTGTTCAAATATTAGGAAACACATAGATGCCTACAAAAATATTATGAATAATGAATATAAATATAGTTTAATTTTAGAAGATGATGTTATTTTGGATGATAAATTTGGAGATAAATTAAATAAAGGATTAGAACAACTTCCAGATGATTATGACATGTTATTTATCGGTAATGGTTGTGATTTACACATACCTTTAATTAAAAGAAGACCGTTTAAATTTATATACAAAAAATGTAGAGAACCAACTGTTTGGGGCGGAAATGGAGGCACTAGGTGTACTGATAGTTATTTGGTTAGTAAAAAGGGGGCTAAAAAATTAATAAATTATATTTCAAAGTTAAAAGAAGGAGCTATAAATATGCCGAGTGATTGGTGGTTAAATCAAGTAATACGAGATTTAAAATTGGAAATTTATTGGATGGAACCAACAATTGTTACACAAGGAACTCAAACAGGAAAATATAATTCTTCACATTAATCATTAAAAAAATATTATTCACATTATCTCCTTTAATTGGAATAAAGTTAAAATGACCGAAACAATTATTTAATGTTTGATCAAAATTAGTAAAATTATACTTTTCTATATCTATTCTTGTATCTTTTAATTGTGTATCATATGGTCGTGGAGCTATTCCACTACTTTTTTTATTATTTGCCACAATTTTATCATTGGATATTCCTATGATATCAGCAATTTTATTACATACTTCAAATTTAGTAAATTTATTATATGGATTATAAAAATGGTAAATTCCGTGATATGTATCTTCCAAACAATTGTAAATAAATACCAGTAGATTTACTTGAAAATACAATGGACCAAATGATGAACTTCCTCCATTTACCTTAAATGTCTAGTGTTATTTCTTGACTATTTTCAAATCTTGCGGGTATTAAACTTTTTATTTTTTCATAATCTATCGTTTCATTTAATAATAAATCCTTTGCTATAGATTCTACATATCTTTTATGTTTGGTTAATAATTTAATAGTTTGTTTTTCAATATCTTCAACAATATCTTTACATTTTACCATTATATTACTGGTAAGTTGTTTTCCAATTGTCCCCATTACTTCTGGATTAAGTGGTCCAATAGTCTCATTCATTCCCCATGAATTAGTATATCTTGTAATAAGTATTGATATCTTTTCAATATCATCACTAGCTCCGGTAGAGACATTACCGTATATTATTTTTTCTGCGCTACGACCTCCTAATAAAACACTTATTCTACACAAAACTTCATCCTTTGTCATTAACTTTTTATTGGTTGCTTTTTGTTGGCTATATCCAAGAGCTGCTTCTCCTCTTGGAATAATACTAACCTTAACCGGTTGTTCTGTATGTTTTAATAAATATCCCATTAAACAATGACCGGCTTCGTGATAACTAACCCTTTTTCTCTCTTCAGGTGTCATAGTTCTTTCTCGTTTTTCTCTACCTATCATAACTTCATCAATAGCTGATTGAATATCTATTTCTTTTAATGTATTTTTTTCATTATTATTTTGAATAGCCAATATTTTTGCTTGATTTGCTATATTTGCTATATCGGCACCTGATAATCCTGCTGTTCTTTCAGACATTACATCATAAGATATTTTTTTAGGAAGTATTATATTTTTTAAATATAATTCGCATAATTGTTTTCGTTCATCATTATTTGGTAAATCGAAATAAACTTTTTTATCAAATCTACCTGAACGAGTCAACGCAGGATCTAAAAATTTTACAAGATTTGTCGCTGCAAACACCATAATATTATTTTTCTCTTCAAATCCGTCCATTTCTGTTAATAATTGATTTACAGTAGAAGCTCTCTCAGAATTATTTCCTAGCTCTCTTTTTGTTCCAATTGCGTCAATTTCATCAATAAAAATAATACAATTTGGTTTTCCTTTTGCTTTGGCAAATAATTCTCTTACTCTTTTTGCGCCAACACCAACATACATTTCTATGAACTCAGATCCAGAGGCTGTAATCAACGGAATATCTAATTTTTTAGATAAAGTTTTAACCAACAAGGTTTTACCTGTTCCTGGAGGACCAGAAAGTAATATTCCTTTGGGTAATTTTACATCCCATTCTTTGTATTTTTCTTTATTTTTGATAAAATCCATATAATATCTTATTTCATCTTTCACAGATTCAAGACCAATAATTTTACACAACGAATCTGTTTTGGTTTCTTCTTTTTTTTCTTTTTTACCCCATCCTTGTTTATTGGCAGTATATATAAATAGAAAAAAAAATATTAATATTAGAAAGCCGTTATCGTTTTTAGGTTCCGGTGGAGGAGAACTAAACCAATTCATAATATATAATAAATAAGAGTTAATCTCTATTACTATTATGTAAATATTTTTTATCTATTTCACAGAATTGTCCCCATTCATCTTCAAATTGTTCTATTTTGTTATCTATTGCTCTAATCGATTTTTTTTTTGTAAAATATAACATAGTTGATAATATTTGTATAATCTTATCAATTAACGAACACATATTTATATAAAAAATATTTATTAGTTTTAAAGTCAATTTTATAAAAGTAACATAATATCCCAAGCATAATTGGCAATATAGTCAACTAATACTTCTGGTATTTTTTTATTATGTAGTTTCATTAATTCTTTTTTATATAAAGCATGACGCGCATTAGAGACAAGTATCTTTGCGTATTTGACAATATTTTTTCTTACCTCCAAAGCAAGACTTTCTCTTCTATGGTCAAATATTGGACGAAAAACTTTACATATATCATACCCAATACAAATGTAGGTTTTATTTACCCAGAAGGCTAAGCGTTTATTAACCAATGGGTGATTTTTTTTATGAAATCTATAATCTTGATCAGGATAAGAATTATATATATCCATTTCTAAAACCTGTTTTGAATTACTATTGTGGTTTTCGCCATCACGCATAACCAAGCCAAGAACATATTTTCTATATTGTAACACACCAACACCGTGGGTTTTAGCTTTATAATATTGATTATTTTTTGGCATTTTTGAATAATAAACATTAATTAAGATTTAAAATTTTCAATTTTCTAATCCCCATTGTCCCATCATTTGAACTTTATACTTGTTCTTGGGAGTAATATACCATCTTTTCTTACTCTTATCCCACTTTGCTCCTAATTTTTTTGCTTCATCTTTTTCATCAAATGGTACCTTTAAATAAATTTTATTTTTTGCTCGTTGATATGGACAGGATTTTACACCTATTGAAAGATTAGCAAGTCTGTCCGCGTGTTCATTACCAAGAGAATGTTCGTCTTCTAATCCAGTATGTGCTCTAATATGAATAAACTTGATATTATTATATTTTTTACAGAAATTATAAGCAACCTTCACAATTTCAACATTTGGTATATCTTTTCCTTTATTTGTCCAGCCTTTTTTTGACATTTTCTCTCCATAACTTGTACAACATCTCATAGAATAAGAAGAATCTGTATAAATATTTACAATTTGTCCTTGTTCTATTTCATCTCTTAAGATAGTCAACGCTTTTATAATAGCTAATAATTCAGCTCTGTTGTTTGTTTGTGGTCCTGTAAAAGATTCACTTGTATTTCTTTCATCATCAGTACCAAACCAAATTCCAAACCCTGCACGAGCATCACTTTTTCCATTATTAGAACAAGCACCGTCTGTGTATACATTTATTGGTTTTTCCTCGCTTAGTGGTTTTGTATTTTTCCTAATAACAAAATTATCCATTATTAATATAATAATTTTGTTTATACTTTTATATCAATTTAATTGCCGAACATATTCCAAATAGAATTATATGGGCTGGGGCGTTTTTTAGGATCTCGAGGAATGCCATTTTGAATTCTAACTTTTTCTGATATTTGTTTTTCATACATATCACTTGAACCACCCAATCTATTATTACTAGCTAATTCTTGTTCTGCTTCAGCAAACGCATATGAACCTTTTCCGGTGAGTTTTGTATTATCAATATCAAAAATACCACCTAGAGAATTAGTTTGAGAACTTATCCTTGAATTATTATTAATTTTGTTGTTTCTAGATATTGAACCCGTTGTCAAAATACCATTTATAAATCTGGTTATAAGATGATTTGATGAATCACTATTTTCTGTTTGGTGTTTATGAACTAATTTACCTACTGCTACAAATTCATCGGTTGAAATATTATTGGGTAATTCGAAATGTTTTATATCAGATAGCTGTTTCATAAAATTTTTTCCAATATTATAATAATCACCCTTATTGGTTTTTTTTGAATTTTTGATTGCCATTTCAACACTAATATTATCAAACAATCCTGGTCTTGTTCTTGCATACCCGTGTTGATTTTTTGGCATTAAAATAGAACCACATTGGTCGCAACCCAAGTTATTCATACCGTCTTTAACCCAAGGACATTTTCTATATGCTTTACCATCTAATATTTCATCGGAACAATCTTTATTATCATAATGGGGAACTTTACAATCATTTGGGCAAATTCCTTTACCAGGTCTTACTAAATAATTATTAGGAAGTTTGTATTCGGTTTCTTCATACTCCATCTTTAACCTATATTTTGGTTTGGATGGTGGAGGAGGGGGTGGCGGAATCGGGATTTCTGGGGGAGGAGGAATCCAAGTAGGAATTGTTACGGTTCCTGGTACCACAGATCCGTCTACACCTCCGTCTCCACCTCCGTCTCCACCTCCGTCTCCACCATCCTTTCCAGAAATACCATCCTTTCCAGAAATACCATCCTTTCCAGAAATACCATCCTTTCCAGAAATACCATCCTTTCCAGCTACTCCCTCCTTTCCGTGTTCGCCATCCTTACCTTCTAAACCATCCTTGCCAGGCGAACCATCCTTGCCATCCGCACCACTTTCACCAGCAGCTCCTGCAGGTCCAGCAGGTCCTGCTGGAGCTTTAAACTCTACCCAATTCTTGGAACTCTTCGGTATAGCAGCAGCTGTAAAAGGTTCTCTTGTAAATAATCCATTATATATATTTTTGAAACCAGAGGCTATCCACATGGATTGACCGTCCCCTTTAGAGGACTTTTGAAACACATAGTCTCCTTTTGTGTAGTCTTCGCCAATATTAAATTTACGAAGTTTCAAACCAACCCCGGCAGTCCCCTCAGCACCAGTTTGTCCTACAGCGCCAACAACACCCGCAGTTCCAGTTTCACCTTGGACACCTGGTGTTCCAATTTCACCTTTATCGCCAACAGCCCCTTTATTACCGTCTTGTCCCGGAATACCTATAGGACCAATTGGTCCAGTTTCACCTTGAATGCCTTTGTCTCCATCTTTTCCAGCAGGAGGTTTAAACTCGGTCCATTGAACACCTGCTGTAGGATTCGCGGTTGCTTTAAAGGGTACTTTTGCTATCCACATAGCATCGTTGGAAAATACATAGTCTCCGGGGGTGTAGCTTGTCCCAATCGCAAAGGTTTTCAATGTCAACCCCGTACCGTCGGTACCTGAATTACCTTTATCACCTTTATCACCTTTATCGCCTTTTCCACCCGCATCACCTTTATCACCTTTTCCACCTTTTCCACCTTTTCCACCAGTCGACCCACGACCACCAGTCGAACCAGTGTAACCTCTATACCCACGATAACCACGCGGACCCTGACTTCCAGAGAAGTAATGACTGTGGTTGGGCATGTTCCAGCGATTTTCGTTGGCAGTCCTGGCACCCTCTTGGAAACCCTCAATATTCTTTCCACGCCATGCGTCCATCAACATGTCATAACCATATAAATTTATAATGTCGGATTGTGAAACAAACCCTTCACCAAATTTACCTCCTGTATTCCAAGTGTCCCTAATATCATTCCAAAAATGATATAATGTGAATAATGCCATTATTATTAATATAAGAATTTGTAAAGGATTCATATATATATATAATTTAATAATATATTAATTTTACTAAATTATATTTTAGTACAAGCTATAAACTGAATCATAAGGTTTTCCCTTTTCATTTTTCTCACACCCTTTCCATAAACATAAACCATTTTCAGATTTTTCACTATGATGTTTTGTTGCTTTATCTCCGTAACCAAGCATAGAATTACCGTTATCATTATACATACCAGTTGTTGACATTTTAGCAGTTGTTCGTGGTGATTCCCAATCTACTTGACTATTTGAAATAGTAGTTCCTGCTAAAATATTATTAACAGAATTAATAAGTTGCTTTTTCATAACATCATTTTGGGGACCGGTAATCTGTTCGTTTTCTTGTATTTTAATTTTTGCTATTACTCTACCTAACAATTCAAAATCATTATTATCTATATTGGGTAAAGCCACATTTCTAATATTTGATAAATCTTGCATAAATCCCTTGGCAATTCTTATAAAATTACTTTGTTTATCAAGAGTAATATTTATATCAGATGGTATTAAATTTTTATTACCTAAAACAGTTGTCATTATTTTTTCATTAAATAAAGTATTATTTCCAGATTGTGTAGCCAACGATTGTGTAGATTGTATTCCATCTGTTTTAGTGCCCCAGGATGGGTTGTTAGGTTGAACTGATGTATTTACTTGACCGGCCTGAAATGTTGTGGCTTGAGGAGAACCATTAGGTATGTCAGCTTGTTGTCCTGCGAATGATGGTTGTTTTGGATCCATATATGGCTGTTCTGGAACCATATTTGGTTGTTTTGGTTCCATATTTGGTTCATCATCTGGATTAAATATTTTGATTCCACAAGCATTACAATCTTGTTCGTATTGGCATTTATTAGGTTCTAAAGTAGGATTAAAACAGGTATAAGGACAACTTTTTTTAGGTTGCCCTTCTTGAGTAATATTTTTACAATTAGCAAATGGACCGGTTGGTGCTATACATCCAGGCTTACAGTTACCCGCGACATCTATTTCCATAGGATTATTTATCCCTGATCTAGAATTAGTTGTTCGAGATAATACTTGGTCGCTGTTTAAATTATTTGCTGGTGCTGCTTGTACTGCTGGTGCTGCTTGTGCTGCTTGTGCTGCTGGTGCTGCTTGTGCTGGTGCTGCTTGTGCTGGTGCTGCTTGTGCTGGTGCTGCTTGTGCTGCTTGTGCTGCTGGTGCTGCTTGTGCTGCTGGTGCTGCTTGTGCTGCTGGTGCTGCTTGTGCTGCAGCACCAGCTTTGGAAACAGTGTTACCCAACACCTTCATTCCGCATATCGTCAGGTGTTGGTTGGTATCCTCAGTGGACACCTCTATCGTGTTTCCCACTGCTTCGGATGGACATATTACGGTCAGCCAGCCTTTGTTGCCCGTCGCAACAGCACCACACAGGTGCTTCTTTTCGCCATCCAGAACATAGACCTTAGCGTTCTTGATCCTATCCGAACAACAGTCGCGGCGGTTAAGAATCTGGACCTCCGTCACGTCGTATCGTCCATCAAGCTTGGCTCTCAACCAGCCTCCACCATTAGTATGTGTGCATTTCCCCGACCCCCAATTGTCGCTCCAACCACTGTCCCGTACAATCCTGTTCGCGTCGCCACCCCATCCAGTACTCGATTGTGATGCCGATACAATGGAGATGGGATTGCCCTTCCCGCTAGCAGTATTTGTCATACCTTCAGCAAATGTATTTCCTGTATTTGACCAATTGCTATAATCTATATAAAAATGATAAACTATAAAAATTACCATAGCTACCAAAAATAACATTACAAATAAACTTGATATCATTATATATAATTTATAAATATAATATTTATTTTACTAAATGTGTATTTAATTGTTGGCTTACAACTACAAAAGTAACACATTTACTGATATGTTTCATTTTATGAGCGTTGATATAAGCACACATCGACCTTATTCCACCTAAATAATCAAGAACAGTATCTTCTAATGCTCCTTTATATTTTACTTTTATCTCTCTTCCTTCACTTGACCTATATTTCGCCATTTTCCCATAATGTTTCTCCATAGCAAGTTGACTGCTCATTCCATAAAAAAGTTTAAATTTCTCTCCATTTCTTTCAACAACATCACCAGGATTTTCATCATGTCCGGCGAATACTCCCCCACACATAACAAAATCAGCACCCCCACCAAATGCCTTTGCCATATCTCCCGGACAAGTTATACCCCCATCTCCAATAATAAATCCACCACACCCGTGTGCTGCGTCGGCACAATCAATAATAGCGCTTAATTGTGGCACACCAACACCGGTCTTTAATCTTGTCAAACATGCGCTACCTGGACCAATACCCACTTTTACACCGTCAACCTTACCATTAATTATTAACTCTTCGACCATCTCTCTTGTAGCAACATTACCTGCGATGATAATTTTATCAGGAAATACAGCTCTTAATTTCTCACAATACGTTACCACTTGTTCCATATAACCATTTGCCACATCAACACATATCCATTTAGCATTAGAATATTCAACTAATTCGTGTAAGTTACTCATTTGACTTTCATCTATGCCTGTTGAAATCATAAAATAATCTGGATTAAGTGTCATATTTTTTTCATTTCTTTGAGAAAAGTCTTTTACATTATAAAATTTATTTAAACATGTAATCATTTTATGCTTACTCAAAACATCATATATTTCAAATGTACCCGTCGTATCCATATTTGCCGCGATAATAGGTACGCCTTTCCATTTCAAAGTTGAATGGACAAATGTGAATTCTCTTTCCAAATCAACTTCACTTCTTGATGAAATAGTAGTTCTTTTAGGACGAATTAAAACATTATGAAAGTCTAATTGGGGGGTTGTTTCTATCTTCATTATAAGTAATTAATTACTAAAATTTTAAGTTATTTATTATATTTAATTTATATATATATGCCAGGATTATTAGATAAAATGTATGAAGATGGTAAATACGCAGCAAAAAATAAACAGAAAAAAAACGAAGAAGAGGCAAAAAAGGCTGAAAGAGAAAAGAAAAGAGTAGAATCCGAAAATAGTAGGAAAAAAAAAGCACAGAAGGCGGGAAAAAATAAAAAGAAGAAAAAACCATTAACAACAAACCAAAAATTATCTTATTCTTGTTTAGCTATAATAATTGCCCCCCTATTACAATTATTTTTTATTTATCATCAAGGTAGTTGGTTAGATATTGTTTTAAAATCAACAAAAAAATCCACATTTTTAAAGGAATCGTTACCTGATGGAGAAGGAGCGCCATATGGAAAAGGCGAACAGGGCTCGGGAATTACTTGTAAGAAAATAAAAAAAATTTACAATCAAAATAACCCACAACAACCTATAGATGGAGTTACCAAGCCAAATCCACAAGAGGGTGGTAAAAAGAAGAGATATAAACAAAAAGGTGGATTCAATAAGGATGTTAATGAAAGGAAAGATTTCTTTGATTCTACTAAATATGGAATGCCTTATAATTTGATAGAAAATGATAATTTCTTAATGAGTGGTATTGGAGAATATTTCAAAACATTTTGGCAGTATCAACGTATGGCTTTTAAAATGCTTCTAGAAACTGTAAATGAATCTGTTTTTAAAGATCATAAGGAACCTACAAGTTTAGGAGAACAAGCCTATGATGTTCTTAAATTTGTTGTAGTACTTCCTATTGTAAATATATTAGCAATAATTGGTCAAAATATAGCGAGTACGGGATTATTATTTTGGGCGGCTTTCAATAATCAAACCTTTTTAATAATTCCGTTATTTATATTTGCGTTGTGTTGTATATTTTTTGGATGGATTGGTGGATTTTTCTGGCCTTGGGGTTTATTTTCAATATATTTAACAATATTCAATCTTAACCCAAATCCTGACAAATTATCTAATTTTAGAAACTATGGTAAAAAATATAAATGGTTGTGGTGTTTTTCAATAGCAGCAATGTGGGCTATTTCTATAGGAGCTATTTGGGATTGGCATAGAGATGCAATGATATTTATAGGTATAATTTGTGCTTTATTTGGTCTTGGTATGCTTGGTATTTCAAGTTTAGTTTAAATTTATATAATTAAATATAAAATTATATAAAACAATCACTCTAAATTTTAATATAATTTAGATGGGTAAAAAAAATAGAAAAAAGAAAACAGTAAGTCCTAACGGAAAACCATTCGTTAGTGTATGTACTCCAACATATAATAGAAGAAAATTTATACCACAATTAATAAGATGTTTCAAAGCACAAACATATCCAAAACAATTAATGGAATGGATCGTAATAGATGATGGTGAAGATAGCGTTGAAGATTTGTTTAAAGGTGTTGAGTGTGTGAAATATACACGAGTAGAAAAGAAAATGAAATTGGGTAGAAAAAGAAATTATATGCACGAAAAATCAAAGGGTGAGATAATTGTTTATATGGATGATGATGATTACTATCCCCCAGAAAGGGTAAATCACGCTGTAAATAGATTAAGAGCTGTACCTAGAGCATTAGCAGTAGGAAGTAGTATTGTTTATATTTATTTTAATGATTTAGATAAAATTTATCAATTCGGTCCATATGGGCCTATGCACGCTACAGCTGGTACATTTGCATTTAAACGAGAACTTTTAAAACAAACTAAATATGATGATGATGCTGAACTTGCGGAAGAAAAGGCATTTTTGAAAAATTATACAATACCTTTGGTTCAATTAGACCCCTTGAAA